GTGTCGAGGTCGGCGGCAGCGGGTTTTCGGTCGATGAGACGACCGGATCGGTAACGCTGGCCGTCGCGCCGGCATCGGGGGCGGCGGTCACGGCCGGCTTCCTGTTCGACACGCCGGTGCGGTTCGATGCGGACCGGGTCGAAGTCACCCTGGAGAGCTTCGGCGCCGGACGAATGGCGGCCATGCCCTTGATCGAGGTGCGGGTCTGAGATGCGGCAGGTTCCGGAAGAGATGGCCGCCCGCATCGAAAGCGAGGCGGCGAGCCTGTGTCATGTCTGGCGGGTAGCGCGGCGCGACGGGGTCGTGTCGGGGTTCACCGATCATGATCGCGACCTGGTGCTGGACGATGTCATCTGTCGGGCGTCCAGCGGGTGGTCGGGCGGAGCGGGGCGGAGCGAGGTCGGTCTGGCGGCCGGCAGCGGGGCGGCGGCGGGGGCGCTGGACGATGAGGGCCTGAACGAGACGGACGTCGAGGCGGGTCTGTACGACGGGGCGCGGGTCGAGCTGTGGCGGGTCGATTGGGAACGGCCGGAGCTGAAGGTCCGGCTTTGGGTCGGGACGATCGGCCGGATCCAGCGCGAGGGCCAGGCCTTCATCGCCGAGCTTGAAGGTCCGCTGGCGGCGCTGGAGCGGGTGGTGGGTCGGACCTATGGCCGGGGGTGCGATGCGGTGCTGGGCGACGGGCGGTGCCGCGTGGACCGGGCGGGGTTTCCGGGCGCGAGCTGCGACAAGCGGTGGGCGACCTGTGTCACGGCGTTCCATAACGGGGCCAACTTTCAGGGCTTTCCGGACATTCCGGGCGACGACTTTCTGACGGCGTATCCGGCGCAGGGCGGGCGTCACGACGGCGCGAGCCGAAGATGAGCGTGGTCGTGACGACGGCGCGCAGGTGGCTGGGCACGCCCTATCGCCACCAGGCCAGTCTGAAGGGGGTGGGGGCGGACTGTCTGGGGCTGGTGCGCGGGGTCTGGCGCGAGGTCGTGGGGGCGGAGCCCGAAACGATCCCGGCCTATGCCCCCGACTGGGCAGAGACGGGCGGTGAGGAAACCCTGCTGACGGCGGCGCGGCGGTGGCTGGTCGAGATCGAGGTCGGTGAGGCGGCTGTGGGGGACGTGCTGCTGTTCCGGATGAGCCCGGAGGCGCCGGCTAAGCACTGCGCGATCCTGAGCGCCGACGACGGGCCGGAGCCGCGGATGATCCACGCCTACTGGGGGCGGTCGGTGGTGGAGAGCTGGATGGGGCCGTGGTGGCGCAGGCGACTGGTCGCGGCCTTCATCTGGCCTGAGATGAACGAGGGGGCGGACTGATGGCGCAGGTGGTGCTGGGCGGGATCGGCGGGGCGTTGGGCGGCGGCGTCGGGCGGATCATCGGTTCGGCTCTGGGCGGGGTGATCGACCGGGGGCTGGTCGGTGCGTTGCAACCGGCGCGTCAGCAGGGGCCGAGACTGGAGACGTTGCGGGTGCAATCGTCGGCGGACGGGGCGCCGATGGCCTGTGTCTTCGGGCGTGCGCGGGTGACGGGGCAGGTGATCTGGGCGGCGCGGTTCCTCGAGCGGCGGAACGCTCAGCGGGGCGGCAAGGGCGGGCCGAAGACGGTCGACTACGCCTATTCGCTGAGCTTCGCCGTGGCGGTCTGCGAAGGGCCGATCGACGGAATCGGCCGGGTCTGGGCCGACGGGCAGCTGATGGACCTGTCGGGCGTGACGATGCGGGTGCATCGCGGCGGGTCGGAGCAGACGCCGGATCCGCTGATCGAGGCGGTCGAGGGCGGGGCGCCGGCCTACAGGGGCACGGCCTATGTGGTGTTCCAGGACCTGCCGCTGGGGCCGTTCGGCAACCGGGCGCCGCAGTTGAGCTTCGAGGTGTTCCGGCGGCCGGCCGGCGACGGGCTGGAGGAACGGCTGGAAGGGGTGTGCCTGATTCCCGGGGCCGGGGAGTTCGTGCTGGCGACCGAGCCGGTGCTGCGTCGCGAGGGGCTGACGCGGACGACGGCGGAGAATGTGCATCACGGCGAGGGTCGGCCGGACCTGCTGGTGTCGCTGGACCAGCTGGAGGCCCAGTGTCCGAACCTGAAGCGGGTGAGCCTGGTCGTCGGCTGGTTCGGCGACGATCTGAGGGCCGGGCATTGCCGCGTCCGACCGGGCGTGGAGCGGCGGGACAAGCCGACGGCGCCGCAGTCGTGGTCGGTCGCCGGTCTGGGGCGGGCCGAGGCGCATCTGGTGTCGCAGGTCGATGGGGCGCCGGCCTATGGCGGGACGCCGTCGGACGAGAGCGTGCGACAGGCGGTGGGGGCGCTGAAGGCGCGGGGCTGGGCGGTAACCTTGTATCCCTTCATCTTCATGGACATTCCGGCGGACAATGACCTGCCCGACCCCTACGGCGGCGCACGGCAGGCGGCGCATCCGTGGCGTGGGCGGGTGAAGGGCGATGACGGCATGGGCGCGGCGGCGCAGGTCGCGGCCATGTTCGGCGCGGCTGACGGTTGGGGACTGCGGCGGCTGGCGCTGCACTATGCGCGGCTGGCGGCGGAGACCGGGGCGGACGGGCTGTTGATCGGCTCGGAGATGCGGGGGCTGACCTGGACGCGCGACGCGGCGGGCGGCCATCCGGCGGTGGCGGCCTATCGGGCGCTGGCGGCGGAATGCCGGGCGATCACGGGGCCGGGCGTGGCCCTGTCCTATGCGGCGGACTGGTCGGAGTATTCGGGGCATCGGCCGGACGATGGATCGGGGGACGTGGTCTTTCATCTCGATCCGCTGTGGGCCGATCCGAAGATCGATTATGTCGGGATCGACTGGTATCCGCCGCTGGGCGACTGGCGGGCCGGCGACGGCGGACGGGATGCGGACACATGGGCCGGACCGTCGGATGCGGACTATCTGGCGGCGCAGGTCGCGGGGGGCGAGGCGTTCGACTGGTACTACGCCAGCGAATTGGACCGGGCGGCGCAGGTTCGGACGCCGATCGTGGACGGGGCCCATGGCGAGCACTGGATCTACCGGGCCAAGGATCTGGCGGGCTGGTGGTCGCACCGGCATCACGATCGGGTCGGCGGGGTGCGGGCGGCGACGCCGACGGCCTGGCTGGCCGGGATGAAGCCGATCCGGCTGACGGAGTTCGGCTGTGCGGCGGTGGATCGCGGCGGCAATGCGCCGAACCTGTTTCAGGATCCCAAGAGCGCCGAGAGCCGGTTGCCGCCGTTTTCGACCGGCGCGCGCGACGACCTGATGCAGCGGCGGGCGCTGGAGGCGGTGCTGGGCTATTTCGCGGAGTCGGCGAACAATCCGGTCTCGGCGGTCTACGGCGGTCCGATGCTGGAGGGGGCGGACGCCTGGTGCTGGGACGCGAGGCCGTGGCCGGCGTTTCCGGCGAAGGCGGACATCTGGGCCGATGCGGGCGCGTGGCGGGCGGGCCACTGGCTGAACGGGCGGATGACCGGCGACGGGGCTGACCTGCTGGCGGCGATCCTGCGGCGCGGCGGTCTGGCGGATGAGGCGTTCGCGATAGGGACGCCGGTGGGGCAGGTGCAGGGATATGTGATCGAGCGGCCGATGCGGACGCGCGATGCGCTGGAGCCGCTGCTGGCCGCCTTCGACATGGCGGCGGTGGAACGGGACGATGGGGTCGCGCTGATCGGCAGCGAGCCCGGCGAAGTCGTGCTTGCGCGTGACGCTCTGGCTTTGCCGGACGAGGGCGCGGCGGTGAGGCGGGATCGGGTGATGGAGGCGCGGCCGGGTGCGGCGCGGGTGCGGTTCATCGACGAAGGCGCGGATTATCAAACCGGGTCGATCACGGTGCGCGGCGAGGGCGATGCGGGGGCGCTGGATTTCGATCTGCCGGCGGTGTGTGGGGCGGGTCTGGCACGAGCGATGGCGGCGCGGGTTCTGGCGAGGGGCGGCGAGGCGGATCGGCTGGTCGTGACGCCGGGTCCGCTGGAGGCCTTGACGCTGGAGGCTGGCGACCGGGTGCGGCTGGAGGGCGAAGCCGGCGAATGGCGGGTCGAGAGCCTGGGGCGGGACGAGACGGTCGAGGCGACCCGGTCGCGGGTGGTTGAGATCGCGCCGGGCGAGACGCCCGACGACTGGCGGCCGGGCGAGGCGCCGGCGTCGGTCGGGGCGCCGTTCCTGCGAGTGCTCGACCTGCCGCCCTCGCCCGGAAGCGAGGCCGACGAGCGGCCGGTCGTGGTCGTGGCGGGCGATCCGTGGCGGCCGATGGCGGTGTTCGCCGGCGGCACGGCGGCGACGCTGACACAGAGGGGCGTGGTCGAGACGCCTGCGCGGGTGGGCACGCTGATCCAGCCGCTGGCGCCGGGCGGGTCCGGCCGATGGGACGAGGTCAATGCTCTGGTCGTCCGGGTCGAGGGCGCGGCTCCCGAGAGCGCGGCGGCAGGTGCGGTGCTGGGCGGCGCGAATGCCGTGGCGGTGCTAGGCGAGATCGGGACGGAGATCGTGCAGTTCCGCGAGGCTGAAGCCGTCGGGCCGTCGCTCTGGCGGCTGTCCGGGTTGCTGAGATGGCAGCAGGGGACGGAGGGCGAGATGTCCGGCGGCGCCGGGGCGGGTGCGGTGGTCGTGTTTCTGGACGCGGACCTGCCGCGAGCCTCGGTCAGTCGCGGCGAGATCGGCTTGCCGCTGATCTGGCGCGCGGGGCCCAGCGGAGCGCCGCCGGGTGGGTCGGGGGTTACGGAGCAGTCGGTTGTCCTGACGGGCGTGCACCATCGGCCGTGGAGTCCGGCGCATTTGAAGGCGGTGCGGACGGGCGCGGGCGTGGTGTTGTCGTGGGTGGCGCGGGCGCGGACGAACGGCGACGTCTGGGACGGCGGGCCGCCGTTGAGCGATCCGCTGCGGTTCCGGATTCGGGTCATGGACGGGGCGGTCGAACGGCGGCGGATGGAGGTCGAGGGGACCGGCGCGCTCTATGTCGCAGCCGATCTGGCCAGCGATTTTCCGGCGGGCGTGGGCGGCGATGCGCGGGTGCTGGTGGCGCAGGCGAACGCCTTTTTGGCCTGGGGCGTGGAGGCGAGCGTGTCGATCCCGATCTGAAAACCATTGCGTTGACGCGCCCATGGCTTAACTGACGGCTTCCTGACGGGCCTGAACCGGCCCGCGATCCTTTGCGGAGCATGATCAGACGTGGCGGGCGATCCCTATAAGGAACTGGGCGTTTCGAGGGGCGCGAGCGCGGACGAGATCAAGAAGGCGTTCCGCAAGCTCGCCAAGGAACTGCA